TATTCATCCGCGACCGCCGGACCGCTATAACCGCACTCATCGCCGCGATAGGTCCAGGTGCAGGTGTTGGCCAGCATAATACGTCCCGGAAAAACAGCGCCGTCCGTTTCCGTCGGCGTGGCCAGTACAAAGGTCGCGCTGACCGCTGTCAAATCACTGCACTGCTCGATGCGCCAGCGGCTGATCACCTCCTGCTCCGGATCGGCGTCACGGTTTCCGTTGACGAAGTTCACCGCATCCAGAAAACGGGCATAAACTTTACGCCGGACCACCGTTCCGCCGACCAGACTCTGCATATCTTCCACCATACCGGTGACCATACCGTACAGGTTAGAAACCGTCAGCGTGGGGCGCGTACTGGTACCTTTGCCATTCAGTTCAAAACCACTCCCCTGAATGGGATACGGCTGATACTGCCGCTCCTGCCAGGTGACCGGCTCACCTTTTTCGTTCTGCTCATTACAGAAAAAATAACGTTCGCCACCGACCTCTGTCAGATCGATTTCCCAGAGCACCACGCTGGCCGACTGCTCCGCACGGGTGCATTCATTCAGTGTTTCCTGCCGGATATCCTGCATCAGTTCACCACCTGTTCAAACTCTGCGCTGAACTCAACACGCAGCATACTGACCCGCGACGACCATTTTGCGCAGGTCACCTTTATCTGCCGCCACTCATAAGGCGGCGTCCACAGAAAGGCCTTCCAGCCCCCGTGCTCAGCCAGAAACGACTCCAGCGCCGTGGCCTCCCAACGGGGAACAGAAAGCGTCACGCTGTACGTTTTCAGGTTGGCATTCAGCCCGGCAGGCGCTCGCTGGGAATAGCCATCACCAAAGCGCACCTTTCTTACAGAAGGGGCCGAAGCCACATCCATACCGGGTTTCACTTTCCAGCGGAAGGTTTTCATCGTCCACCTCCGGAGAACAGACCACCATCGCGCATCTGTGCCTGAATTTCATCACGGGCACCCTTGCGGGCCATGTCATACACTGCCTTCATCATCTGTGGACCTGGCAGACCATTCGTACCGTCGTTCTGAATCACCACGTGATTGTTCTGATTAAAATTAATGCCTTCAGCCCGCCGCATCTGCGCCGGACTTCCGGCACCGCCCACATAACCACCTTCCGCATAGCCCCGCATCAGGCGGTACAGGTTGCCGACACCAATCCGGCTGGTTGCCTCCTTCGTGAAGACAAATTCACCACGGTGAACAATCCCCGCTGGCTCATATTTGCCGCCGGTTCCCGTAAATCCCCCGGTCGCAAAATGGAATTTTGCCGCAGCGGCCTGAATGGCTGTACCGCCTGACACTGATGCGCCACCACCGGCAGCACCGCCAATGACGCTGCCGATACTCCCGACAATCCCCACCATTGCCTGCTTAACCAGAATTTCTGTCATCATGGACAGCACGGAGCGGGTGAAGCTGCGCCAGTTCTGTTCACTGCCGGTCAGCATCGCCGCCATATTCTGCGCAATACCATCAAAGGTCTGCGTGGCAGCACTTTTAACCTGCGACATACTGTCCGTGGCGCTCTCTTCCCACTCACTCCAGCCGGACTTCAGGCCTGCCATCCAGCTCCCGCGAAGCAGGTCTTCAGCCGCCCAGGTCTTTTTCTGCTCTGACATGACGTTATTCAGCGCCAGCGGATTATCGCCATACTGTTCCTTCAGGCGCTGTTCCGTGGCTTCCCGCGCTGCCTGCCGGTCAGTCAGTCCCCGGCTTTTCGCATCAATGGCGGCCCGTTTTGCCCGTTGCTGCTGTGCGAATTTCTCCGCCTGCTGTACCAGTTCGTTCAGCCGTTTCTGGTGTTCAATCTTATCGCCAAGTTCCGCCAGCTGGCGTTTGTACTCCAGCGTCTCATCTTTATGCGCCAGCAGGGATTTCTCCTGTGCAGACAGCTGGCGACGTTGCGCCGCCTCCTCCAGTACCGCGAACTGACTCTCCGCCTTCCACAAATCCCGGCGCTGCTGGCTGATTTTCTCATTTGCTCCGGCATGCTTCTCCAGCGTCCGGAGTTCAGCCTGAAGCGTCAGCAGGGCAGCATGAGCACTGTCTTCCTGACGATCGCCCGCAGACACCTTCACGCCGGACTGTTTCGGCTTTTTCAGCGTCGCTTCATAATCCTTTTTCGCCGCCGCCATCAGCGTGTTGTAATCTGCCTGCAGGATTTTCCCGTCTTTCAGTGCCTTGTTCAGTTCTTCCTGACGGGCGGTATATTTCTCCAGCGGTGTCTGCAGCTGTTCGTAAGCCTTCTGCGCCTCTTCGGTATATTTCAGCCGTGATGCCTCAGACTCGGCCCAGTCCTTTGCTGCCATCTCTCTGGCCTTTTCAAGATCGGCCTGCAACGTGGCGGCTGAAAGCCCAAGTTGCGCATTCGCTCTGTCCTCCCATGCTCCCCGGAGATTGGCAAGAAATGCTGAGGTTTTACCGCGCCGGTGGCTCCGGCTCTGATACCACTGCCATTTTTTGTCCGCCTCATCAAAAGCCTTTTCTGCTTTCTCCAGCATTCCCCGGGCAGTGTCCGGGCGACCAATATCCAGCACCGAATCCCACATGGATTTGAATGCCCGTGCTGTCCTGTCTGCCCAGGTCTCCAGCGTGCCCATGTTCTCTTTCAGGCGGCGGGTCTGGTCATCAAACCCTTTCGTTGCGGCCTCGTTCGCCGCCTGCAATGCCCCGGCCTCATCGCCGGAACGCTGCAACTGAGCAACATACGCAATCTGCTCCGCCGTCACGTTATGGAACTGACGCGCCATCGCTGTCAGTCCCGACGTCGGGTCTGTGGTCAGCTTCCCGAAGGCTTCAGCGACCTTGTCCACCTCCACGCCGGATGCAGAGGAGAAACGCGCCACACTCTGGCTGATCGCCTCAAACTGCTCACCACCACGCACACCGGCATTCACCAGCGCCGTCAGTGACTCGCTGGTCTGGTTAAACGTCAGCCCTGCCGCCTGCCCGGCTCTGGACAGGGCCAGAATACGATCTGCCGTCAGTCCCGCCTGATTGCCGGAAAGGACCAGCGTTTTGTTGAAATCGGACAGGGTTGAGCTGCCCTGATACCAGGCATACGCCAGCGCACCGGTCGCCACCGCCAGCGAGGTGGCCCCCACCATCGGCAGGGTGATCGCACCGGCAAGCCCCCGGAACATGGGGATCATCCCGCCGAAGGAGTCCTTCACCTGCCCCCCCTGTTGCAGCAGGATCAGCCACGGACTCTGCCCGCCTGCAAGCTGCGTGGCCACGTCGGTGAACTGTGCAGGCAGCATACGCATGGCGGCTTTATACTGCCCGACGGAAATCCCCGCTTTCTGTGCAGCCAGCGCCTGTCGGCTCAGCGACTGTTCAACGACTGCCGCTGTTTTTTTCGCATCACTTTCCGTACCGGAAAAATGACGCCTGACTCTGGCCATCTGCTCGTCAAATCTGGCCGCATCCAGACTTAAATCAACGACCAGATCGCCTACCGGTTCAGCCATACCGGACTCCTCCTGCGATCCCTTCTGATACTGTCATCAGCATTACGTCATCCTCCGTCATGTCCGCCACATCCGTGGATGCAGGGATAACTTCATTCCCGTCCGGACCAAAGCGGACGCCTCCGGCAAGCCCTGCCGCTTTCTGCATCAGCACATCATCTTCAGGCTCTTCGTCAGCCTCGCGCCGGTTCAGCAGACTGAAATCCAGCGGATGCATATCCGGATCGCTGAAAAACAGGCTGAGCACGGTGTACGTCAGCCCGGAAAAATGCATATCCAGCAGAACATCATGAAAATAATGGGTACTGTAAAAGCGGTGCCAGTCGGCATACTCCGTGGATGACATCCCGGCAAGCATGGCGCGCCAGTCGGGTCGCCCCATCTCACGCGCCAGTTTCAGGGCAAAACTCAGCTCACCGTCGAACACTTTCCCGCAGAAACAGGCTCTGCAGGCCCGGCGTCATCTGCCTGTTCAGGGGCATTATTCACCACAAACTCATACATACCGGACAGCCGGTACACCACGTTTTGAGCATGAGAAATTGCCTGCGTGGGCCAGGTGGTAAGCACTTCCTGCTCAATCTGTTTAACGGCTTCATTCATGGACGGCATCTGCGTCTTCTGCGGATGGTTATGCCACAGGGACATCGCCACCAGAAACGCGCCGGTTCTGATGGCGTCTTCCACAGTAAACTTCCGGTTGCTGTCTGACTCCGCCTGTTCTGCCTGCCGTTTCATCAGGGCGAGATGCTCAATACGCTGCAGGGCTGACAGTTCAGAAAGCGTGACGGTCACGCCGTTATGTTCAAATTGTTCTGTTTTCAGAAACATGTATTACCTCCGTTTACCCTGCAGCGCCCGCTTCAGTAACGGTGACTTCAGCCACTGCGGCGAACTGACCATTTCCGCTCACCACAGGGATCTGCACCTTACCTGTCGCCACGCCGTTTACCGTAATTGTCATATCTTTCACACTAATGGTGGCTTTCGACGGATCGGCGGAAACCGCTCTGAACGTCTTGTCGGTTGCACTTTCCGGCTCAAAAGAAACCGTCAGGGTGGTTGTTTTCCCTTTTGCCACCGTACCGGATGTCGGCGTCACCTTAATCGCACTGACCGGCGTAATTTTGCTGCGTTCTTCCGCTACAGAAGGTTTACCCACGTTAGTGACTTTCACCGTGCGGGTGATCACTTCTTTCGCCGTCACCGCCTTACCGATGCTGCTGACCCAGCCGCGGAACACATCGACCGTGCCGTTCGGGAAGCGGATTTTATAGGCACGGGTATCACCTTCATTAAACCACGCCAGCAGCGCCTGCTGCCCCTGCTCTCCGGGCATCCACGCCAGCGTGAAGCTGGTATCTCCGGCGGATTTCTGCCCCTGTCCGGTCGCGGCCCAGTCCGCATCTTCATCATCGAGATAACTGTCGTCATAGGACTCAGCGGTCAGTTCGCCGGGCGTCAGGTCTTTAACTTTAGCCAGACGCGACCAGTCAACGTCTGAAAGCGGGTTCGCATAAGGGTCACCGTTCCCCTTATAAACCCACAGTGTGGTCCCGGCCCCTTTCACCGGTGCCAGAGGATTTGGTGTTGGCATATCGTCCTCACATTTCATAGGTAATGACATAAGTCAGATCGGCTGAACTCCACAGGCCCGCATCATCGTCGCGCCGGTAGTCATAGCCACTGGCCACCATACTGGTGATCAAATCTGACAGTGCCGGGATATCGCTCATCACCGGATAAATCCGGGACTCCATCCACGCATCCAGCTCTGAATCCGGCACCTGAGCAGGCAGGAAAACTTCAATATGCAGCTCCGCCTGCCAGGTATCGCTGTCCAGCTCTTCGCCCGTGTATTCAGCGCCGGTGAGATAAACGGCAACTGCCGGAAAATCCGCCTCATCAAAAACAGCGGGGCGACCATCAAAAAGCGTCGCCCCGGTGTCATGCTTCTCCAGTGCATCCAGTACGGCTGCACGGAGTTCAGTATGTTTCATCGCTTTATCACAATCCTCAGTTGTTGTTTCAGCGCATAGCTCAGTTCTTTTGGCAGACGTTCGCGTCGGATACGGTTAACGTTCTCATCAAAAGCCTGTTTCAGTGGGGCCGACATCGGAATTTTCACCACCTGAATGGGAAGACGATTACGCTTTTTCCTTCCCTTATCGTCATTGCCCTTCGCATACCTGGCTTCTGGCAGACGTTGCATAACATGCCAGCGCCCATTATTCAGTCGCTGGATGAATGCCCGCTGATAACGATGCTGACCGGCTTTGAGTATGCTGTTCGGGCGACGTCCCAGCATCCTGATCCCCAGCTTAATCACAGGAAGATCGCCGCGGTTAACGATAATTTTTGCGTTCGGATTTCTGACCGTAGCCCGTTTCAGTCTGGATCGCTCTTTAACAAGTTTTCTCGGCACCCGGGTTTCACGGGCGACCTGAGACGAAGACTGATTAATCGCCGTTGTGGCCACGCGGTTAATGGCCATTGCTGACGCACCGGGCACCGCCGTTTTGCTGATACGGCTGAGGTTGTCAACGGCCTGCTCAAGACCCTGTATGGCCATACATCCCCCTTTCAGCGGCGACGATTAACGGCAGGCGGTACGCCCCGCCCAAGCCAGAGATGACAGCTTCCGCCATCATCCGGCGAAACCCGGTCTATCCAGAAGTTTTCCTCACCGATGGTCAGCGTGTCTCCACGCCGCAGTTGCCGCACATCATCAGTCCGGACAAACAGGGACGGGCTGGAGCCTTCAACGCGCACGCCCTGTCCGGCATAGCTGATATTTTCAGGGTCATCAAAAACACCACGTATTACTGCGCCGGGCTGCTCACCGGATCTAATGGTGGCTGACGTTCCCATATGCCCGCGTATCGTTTCATCAGCCCGGGCAATGGCTGTATCAAAACCGTTATCCCTGATATTAATAACTTTCATCTGTAACAAGCCCCTCCAGGACAAGTTCCGCAACATTCACTGGATCAACTCTGACAGTCATACCTGTAACAACAATCTCCATATCACTGTCATCATGCGGATGTTTTCCCGCCACATGCAGGGTTTTGAGTACACGAACAGTGCTCATTTCATCCCCGCCAGTGGAGTAGCTATACGTCATCAAATGCCTTTCGTTCTCATCACTCGCCTGGTTTTTGTCCTCTGCTTCCTCTTCCCATTCCGCCACCCGCTGCGCTATCTCTGCGGCACTCCCGGATATATCCGGCTCACGCCCCAGAATCAGGGCCAGTTCATCAAGCCGTTTCAGATTTTGCTCTTTCGTTGCCATATCAGGCCTCTTTGAAAAAAGACACGGGGGCATTTCGCCCCCGCTCACGGATTATTTCACCTGTACCACCACAAACTCATCCGGGTCCGGCAACACCATCAGCGGCGCGGACTGCGTCATGGTAAATTCACGGCCGGGATCCCCCACCGTCAGCCAGTGTTTCGGATAACGGGAAGAGGCCACCACTCCTTCAGACAACGCCTGTGCATCCTGAATGGCACCGTAACAACGGATCCCATCTGCAGCAGTATTCCCCAGGACCAGCGTGCCGTCTGGCAGATAACGTTTTTCGGTACCGTCCTCTGCCACATAAGACGTTTTCGCCACCACAATGGCCAGATCACCGTAATACCCTTTGAAAGACACCACCGCCCCCAGGTCTTTCACTGCCGTTTCGAGTTGCGAATTTGAACCGCGACGGGTATCCAGTTTTTCGCGGAACAGCTTAAAACCATTCAGCAGACGCCAGACGCTACCGTCCATAATGGCAATATTCACAAGGCCGCTGGCCTGGTCGCAGTAGAGGTCAATATCATGCGCAGGATCGAACGTGTCACGATCGTGCTCAGACCATTTTTTACCACTGGCCTGCGTAATGTTATTCGCCGGCGATCTGCCAAAATCGACCTCAATTTTCTCGAACTGGTCTCCTTCCATGGTGTATTTGCCATACAGCACGGCATTTACCGCCTGCATTTCTTCCACCTGGACAATCGCGTGCTCTTCCTGTTTGAGGTTATCGGTAATGATACGCAGACGGCGGTAAGCCGGATCGTTCAGTTGAGCCGGATCTTCACCAGGAAGGCGCTCAACCGCCTGCCGGGAATTAAATTCGTGTTTCGGCTTGACGTAGCCCGGACGCAAGACGCGGGTTTCACCACCACGATGACGCAGCACTTTTCCTTCAACAACCGGGGAGACATAGGCCGCCACCGGCGTTTTTCCGGTAATTTTGTCCAGCATCACCTCTTCGGTATGGAAATTCACCGTACGGCGGAAAAACAGCTCCAGAAACAGCGCACGAAATTTCACTTTTTGTTCGGTATAACCGAGTAACTGGCGGGTCGTAAACAATCCCATAAATCAGTTCCTTTCATTCTGAAATCAGTCAGGCCACCGCGGTGGCCTGATAACGTGTTACGGCAGCGCCGCGTGACTCAGGGCACTCCCGGCAAAGGCGTTGGCCTTTTTGTGTTCATCCACACTGTCAGGCCAGCGGATTGCCTCCGTCGCAAAAGTCCCCGACTTGTAATACGTCAGCACCGTCTCTGTGCCTTCAAGCGGCAGTACCAGTATGCCAACCGCACCTCCGGCTTTCTGTCCGTCCCAGACCACCAGTTTCCCGGTGGCTTCATCCAGCATCAGGGGCGTCAGTGCCGGTGTTGCCGAGGAAATCCCGCTGCTGCCTGTGGCGGTGTGAGCCGGATCATTACCGGCAAAAATACGTACTTCCGCACGCTGTTCAGTGATGGTTTTCGTTACCATATTGTCAAAACCTCATATTGATGGTCAGCACTGACTTCATGGCATGGCCATGAGCATTTTCACGTCCGCATCACCGTCTGCTGACGTCTGTGGCACGCCACCCTGTACCGCTGCCGGTGAATGGTTCGCCATGAAATGTTCAAACATGGCGGTTGTGGATGCAGAGACCGGTTCTGCCTTACCTGATCCCGCAGCCAGCACAGCCCGGGCGTTCTCCACGGTCATTCCCGGGCAGGCAGCCAGCTGTTCAGCCTGCGCCTCAGCCCCTTTTGCCTCATCCAGGGCCATGATCTGATCACGGAGTGATGGTCCGGCATCCGCCTGCGGTGAAGCTGCCAGGATCGGGCGGGCTTTTTCCACCGTCATCTCCGGCATCGCCGCCAGCGTTGCCGCCAGTTGTTCACGACCTTTCGCCTCTTCACACGCCATAATGCGATCGGCTTCACTCTGCGCGGATGCCACCGGCTGCTGTGGTGCCGCCGCGGCCAGGATCTCCCGGGCCTGTTCAACGCTCATGCCCTGTTGTCCCGCCAGCATCGTGGCAAGCTGTTCACGTCCTTTCGCTTCCTTACTCGTCAGGATCCCCATCACTCGCTGGTTCTCCTGCGCGGCGGCTTCCGTTGCAGTTAATTGCGGCATAGTGCCTCCTGTATCATGTGTGTACAGCGCCGTGGTCATCACACTGATGGCATCCGACGCATTGACTAATTCATCCGCCAGCCCGGCCTCAATGCCGGACTGACCTTCAAAAACGGCGGCCTCTGTTCCCGTGACCACATCCACAGACAGCCCGGTATACATCGCCACTTTTTCGGCAAACATCCGGTGTGCCGCATCAATGCGCTGCTGCATGTCCTGACGCACCTCTTCCGGTAAGGCTTCAAACTGATTGCCATCCACCTTGTGCGCCCCGGCATAAATCAGCGTGATATCCACACCGGCCTGCGCCAGATGACCGGCATAGCTGAGATGGCTCATCATCACGCCAATGGAGCCGATACGGGATGTCTGGGTAACCAGCCGTCGGGAGCAGGCCGACGCCAGCAGCATGGCTGCAGAACAGGCCGTGTCATTGCACAGTGCCCAGACCGGCTTCTGCTGACGGAGGCGGTAAATCATGTCAGCACAGTCAAACGCGCCTGCGGCCTGCCCGCCCGGACTGTCAATGTCCAGCAGTACGCCCCGGACAGCGGTGTCCGCCATTGCCTGCTGAAGACAGGCGACAATGCCGTCATAGCCTGTCATTCCGGAAAATGGCCGCATACCACCCAGCCGGTGCACCAGCATGCCGGTCACCGGCAGTACAGCAATACCGTTCACCACCCGGTAAACACGGGCCGGTCGTTTACCTCCGGCCATGTACTCGTCCGTTTCAGCCAGCATTCCGGGAGCATCAAGCTGTACCTGCTGTTGTGGTACCGAAAGACTTGCTGCCCCCATCTCGCGCCCGAGCGCGCAAAAGAAAACCCGCGCATAGGCGGGCTCCAGAAGCAGCGGTTCATTGAATGCTGCGGCAATAATGTGTGAAAGATTACGTCTCACGTGGTGTTG